CTCAAAGTTCTGCACTTGGTTCGGGTGGTTGTTTACCGCTAGTTCATAAATATCTTCATCAGCCATTTAAAAAGCCCCCTTTGCACTATCAACAATGGATTTTAATGCAGACTTCTTAGATTTCTGCGGTTGTGTCTTGCCTTTGTTTTGAGGTTTGGCAGATTGCGTTTTAGCTTTCTCTGCTTTGTTTGCGGTTGCGGGCTTGTTCTTGTTCTCAGCGGTTTTTGAAACAGGCTTAATCACCGCATTGATACCGCTTACAGTTTCAACGCTGAATGTCGGCACTTCTCGAAATGCGATTGATACCTCTGCGCTATTTCCGATGCGAGTAAGTGACACAGAAACCAGTGAAACGCTTGTGTACTGCCCGCCACTTGTGCTTACAGTGAGCAATTCCTCACTAAAGCATAATGCTTCAAGTGTGTTTTTAATGCGCGTGATTCTGTCATCGGTAGCCGAGTTGTCATTCAGTAATGATGGGATGTCGGTGATAGATTTTATCGTGCCGAGCTTATTATATATGCCGTATGCCGTTTTCGCAGCTTGGGCATATTTCTTAACTGTGCCTGCGTATCGGTTCACCGTTGCTCTGGAATATTCAGTGACAGCGGATACTGAAACAGGCAATTGCATATTATTAAATAAAGCATCAGTCTGCGGGAATATTTGGCTAAATGAATCCTCAATATCGTAATTAACAATCGTGCCACGAATAACCGCAGCGCGTGGGTTTATTACCTTGTGGTCGGATATACGCGCACCCGATTCAACCGCAGACTCCGTTAATGTAACGGATGCTTCAAATGCTTCCTCGACAATCGCATCGAGCGTAAAATCTCCGATTGCAAAGTGACTTAGCGTTATTTTCGATTTAGAGCCGATAAGATCATTTAGAAAACTCATAGATTAATTCCTCACTGGCACTTTCATGTTTCGGTAAGCTTGGTTGGCAGCACCACTTACACCAGCCTGAACCTCTCTGCCTGCAACAACAGGGTTATTGCTTGTTACAGTAATCGGGGCGTGTACCGTCATATTACCACCGCTATTAAAGTTGCTGTTTGATACAGCAGAAGCGCCACCCATGCCGACAAGGTTTTTTGCACCACTTACAGCACCACTAATTAAGCCACCAAGCGAGCTAAATTTGTTTACAATCCAATCAAAGGCTTGAGCGAATGGAGCTGTGACAATATCGAATACATTGCCAAGCGCTGCGCCAATGGATGAAATAAGCCCTGATATAGCAGAAACGATTTCCGAAATCTTTAATGAGATATAGTTAACAATTGTGTCCCAAACAGCAGACATAATTTCCGCTAATTTCTGAGCGATCGGCTCAAATAGCATGGCTAAGTTTTGGAATAACGAAAGTAAGTTTTCAATCATTCCAGACCATGCAGCGCTCATTAATTCAGTGTTGCCAGTGAATAAACCAACAAGGAAAGTTAAAACAGCGGTGATAACTTCGACCGCATCAATAAATGCGCCACCTAGATATTTTGCTACGAATGCGCCAAACTCGATTAGATACGACATACCCATAACGAGCGCATCCCAAATCGTTTGAAGCGCAGGCTTGATTATCTCAATCCATTCAAGCATTGAACCCCAAAAATCACCGAACTGGCTTTCACCACCGTCTAGGTAAGTCATGAAGTCGTCAATCAGCAGTAGCAGCACACCGATTGCAGCAATCACCCAAAAAATAGGATTAGTGATAAATGCAAGAAGCATTGACCTTTTTAGCCAAACAAATGCAGCAGCTAAAACTCCTAGAGCAAACTTCCAACCACCTATGGCTTCTACAATCTTATCAATAAATCGGATGAAATTAACAAACACTTGGATTGTTCTAACCATTATGTCTAGCAAAGCGCCAACACCGTCAACGATCAAATCTTTATTAGATTCTAAAAACCCATCTACAGCATCAATCATGCGCTGCATGGTCGGCAGAAATCCGAATGCAAGCTCGACTTTTAAGGACTGATACCGCTTGCCTAGTTGCTCGACAGAATCGTTATATTTTTTCGCTTGGTCTACTTGATCTTTTGTGACTTTGGTTAAAAGCTTTTCTTCTTCAATCAGTGTTTCTATATCAGCGATAGTGCTATGAAAAAACGCCCATGCACCGCCTAGAACACCAGTGAAGAACCCAAGAACACCCATGAAGCCCTCAATAGCCGAAACAAAGTTATCTGTAGCTTCGTATGCGCCTAGCATTGAACGCTCAGTGTTCTGCGCTTCCTGTGAAACATTCTCTAATGAATCAGCAAATCGACGAGCGCCTGAATCATCGGCTTTTATTCCAAGTACAACTAACAGCTCGTCAATTATCATTAAGTTTTGCTCCGCATCTCTATATCTTCGGCTCTGCGCTTTTCTTCGTTTTGAATATCTATGATTGCTTCATGCAAGTCTAAAAATTCATAAAGGGTGTACACGCCCGATTTAATCTCAGTCATTGTACAATACCCCTTTATGATTGGCGTTAAGATAAACCAGTCTACATCTAGTTCATCTGTGCCGTCATTTTGTTGACTGCTTGATTCGCCAAGTTTGCCAGCAATCCTGTTCCACTTGGCAAGTGCTTTGCAAAATGGAATTTCACGCCCTCAAACAAGAAAGGCAGATATGTGCCGTGTTCTTGGTTAAATGCAAAATCCATCTCGTCAAGCTCTGCATGTAGCCACTCGCCTTCATGCTTGAGAAATAGCTTACAGTTCTTGCGGATAAAAACTTCAATCGTTGCCATTTCACCCGATGCGAAATTATTAGAAACCGCAGTGAAATCCAAATCAAGATCAAGTGTCGGCTTGCCGTTGTGATCAACTTTTTTGGCCTTTAATGCACCATTAAGCAATTTCAGCAAATCTTTAGCTTTGTTGAATGAAGCATCAAAGCCAGTTTCGACATAAATCACTTTTAAGTTTTCGCTCAACTCATGCTCATGAGTTTTAGGCTCATAAGCATTGATCAGTTTCTTAATAGACATTACTCGTCCTTAAATTTTTTGATTACTTTAGGAAATTGGATAACCCATGTATTAGCGTTTGCAGCGTTACCGCGTGCATAAGTACCGCCGTTCATGATGCGACCACCAGTAGCGACAATTTCGTCGCCGTTGATAGGATCATTATACTTGTGTTGAATCACATTATCCATTGATGGGTTCTGACGTTGGTCGTTAAATAACTTCTGCAAGAATCCGTTGTCGGGATGGTTTTGCAGTAACTTTAAAGTTAAGTTTTCTTTTGTTTCACCCGATTCAACCCAAATGTTTTGACCGAATGCGCCAGTAAACGCACCCGCGTCACCAACAGGCGCAAGGCTGTAGCTATCTGCTGACGGGTCGCAACCTGTGATGGTGCGGCCATTAATTACAATCTGACTGCGTGCATGAGAATAAATCATCATTTAGCCCCTTATTGGTTTAATGTAATAAGGATGTCTGCTGAGTGCATGAATCCTGAATATTTTAATGCGACATTGACAGGCATAGACTTACGCGCTTCACGATCTGCCGTTGTTTGTTGTGCAAATGAATCACTATAGAAGTAATAACCATCTTCAACATAATCGCCAGTTTTCAAGTTGCCAATAGGCGCAAGTGTCCATGTGCCTGTAGCGATTGAGCCGTTACGCTTGAACATGTCTGCAACGATAAGCAATGCGCCGATTAAAGCTTGTTGGCCATCATCAGTTTGTGGCACGTTATTACGAGCGATAAAGTTGAACGCTTCGACTTGGATGTAATCAAGGAATGCATCTTTAAATACTGTAACGTCGATCCATTCACCGCCGAGCATTTCGCCCTCTGCGACCATGTTATATGAGCGCACATCGGTATAGTAGTTGATGCCTAAAGCGTCACACTTGTCCGCGATATTGGTTGTGATATTGGCATCTGAAATAACAAGCGGTTGTTGCTTGAACTTGTTGGTTTTCGCAGTGTTTGATCCAGTCCATACAACGGAAGTCGCTTCGATGAGCAATTGGACTACAGCATGTTTTTGACCAGTCTTGTTGTACTGCGCCATCATGCGACCGCTGTTCATTTTAGCAATCTTGTAAAGCGGGTTAGATTCGCTGTACTCGATTTCGCTATCTTTAGTCGCAGTATAAGCACCGATGCGCTCAAACTCGCTTGATACGATCCACTCATGCAGTTCTAGCAATTCTGCATCTGTCATCGCTTCACTGTTATAAATACCGTAGAACTCTTGTGTAAGCTCCGTGATGCTCATTAACGCTTTAGCTAGTGATTCAGGCGCGCCAGTGATAGCATCATGCCCTTGCACCACAATCGGGTTGTATGAAGATGATAGGCGAGTTAAATCAGCGATATTGCGCCCAAAATTGGTAATGATTTCGATGTTATCGGTTGATGTATCTGCGCCCGCAAGTGTTGCTTGAAGAACATATTTTCCGTCAACCAATGCAAACTCAAAAGCTGAGCTTTCACCGAGCGCTGTATTTAATGCAGTAACTACCGCAGCATGATCCGCTAGTGTTGTGCTTGATAAATCAAGATTGACCGTTTCTTCAACCTCATTCGCTTTAATTGTGAAGTTAAATAGCTGTGCAAAGTTAATCAGCATTGTTGGCGCTTGAGTGGCTTGGATAGCGTTTGCCGTTTCAGGCTGAGAAGTTCCCGCCTTATTCCAAAGTCCGACCATAATTTTAGATGGTGGATTGTTTGCACCGAATGCCATTTTTGACGCTGCATAAACTTCCGAATCCAAGCCGAATAAACGACCCACTTCGTCAGAAGATGAAACAGTCACGTAACGACCTTTAGTCATCACCATGTTAAATTTGTGTGTCAAGATTAGTGGCACAGTGAAATCACGCACCGACATTGCTTTCGGTACATTTCGGAACGAAGCCCGAATGTGTCTATTTAATGGAATGCTCATTGATTTAATACCAGTCCTATGTCTACAGATTCAATTCTATTCTGTTCGTGTTCAATAATAAAGTCATGACTAAGGATCATCTGAAACTGCGCTCGTTCCTCATAGCCACCACCGAAAGGAATTGTTAAGTTCTGAACATCCGAAACATTCACAAGCCCCGCTTTTATTCTATCAAATAAGTATTTTGCTTGCTCAGTATATAAGCATTCTTGTGCATATTGCGCCATAGTTACAGCGTTATTACCGTGAAATGAGATAATAGCTGTAGTTT